AAACTTCTGTGTATAAGTATAACGATGTTCAGTCCGCCTACGTTAAGATGGACGCAATCATCGGGCACGGTCCTAAAAAGCGCGTTGATATCGGTTTGGTTTGTAAGCAAGCAGATCGAGTGGTGAAAGTATACTACAAAGGTAAGTATCTGACACCACCCGCAAAAGACCGGCTCTTGGTAAAAGTATCATAAATAATAGGAGCTAAAATGAAACTTGATGTGGAAAACACATGGAAAGAATACAACGAGCTTTGCCTAACCCCTGCGATTTTAGTTCATTTAGATCGTATGGGTGGCTTTTGCGGAGTATCTGTCCATTTCTTGTCTCACAAAGTAATGGTTTATTGGCGTGACTGCTAAGGTACCATCACCCTGTATTGGGGTCTGTATTCTAGACCCCACTTGGGGCAAGGTGTGTATCGGGTGTCATCGCTTTTTAATTGAAATAAACAATTGGCAGTATTACAGCGAAGAAGAGAAACAGCTGATTGTTGATAGAATAGAATCTTTACGTAATGAGGATCCAAAAGATTACCCTGTTTACGAATAGGAGACGCTGTGGCTAAGAACTTTATTTTTTTGCTCGTAGGAATAATATGGTTTAGCGCATTAACATCATTTTTCAATTGGATTATGCCGGATGAAGAAATCACAGCTAGAGAAGAAATTATTGTTACGCCGGTCTATGTACAATCTGAAGAAACGAGAACAGTGGTTGAAGAGACAGTTGATGATCGCTTACTGGACGAACTGGAGTGTCTTGCTCTTAACATTTATCATGAGTCTCGTGGGGATTCACTTGCTGGCCAAGCTGCTGTTGCCGATGTTGTTCTAAACAGAGTTGCAGAAGAACGATATCCCGACACAGTATGCGAAGTTGTTAAGCAAGCTGTGCTGATTGAGAATTGGAAAGGCAACATCGTACCTAAAAGACACCAGTGTCAATTCTCTTGGTTCTGTGATGGTGTTGCAGATGAGCCGGGCGATCCGGATGCGTGGGCGGAAGCCTTGCTTTTAGCTGAAGAAACGATGAATGGAAACTGGCGAGGAATCACGGAAGGATCTACGCACTATCACGCTGCACATATGAGAGCCGTCTGGTCAAATGATCGCGGTATGAAGTACACTGGAACGATAGGACAACACGAGTTTTATAAGTTTCATTAATATTATAAATAGTATTATGAAAACTTTCTCAGAAACATTAACAGAACAAAAAAATACGCACATGACTCATATCGAGGACAAGGTGCTGTATGGCGGTGTCAACGGCACACGCCAAGCAATCTTTGCTCTGCGTGATCTGAGAGATATGTTAGGAGGCAAGAAAGAGGGTGGTGTATCAGTAAAATGGGATGGAACCCCCGCGATTTTCGCTGGCACCGATCCTAGGGACGGGCAGTTCTTTGTTGCTACTAAGGGTGTCTTTAATAAGAACCCAAAGGTCTATAAGACCAATGCCGATATTGACGCAGAAGTTTCTGGTCAATTGGCTGACAAACTTAAAGCCGCCTTGCAATATTTACCTTCTTTGGGAATCAAAGGAGTTATTCAGGGCGACTTTTTGTTTGGCCCCGGCGTACCTCGTAAAACTGAAATGATTGATGGTCAAAAATATCTGACCTTTCATCCAAACACTATCGTATATGCAGTGCCTTATGCACAGTCTGCCGCAATACGTCGAGCTAAAATCGGCATTGTGTGGCACACTACATATACTGGCAGTTCATTCGAAACTATGAAAGCCTCTTACGGAGTGAAAGTTTCGGCATTAAAAACCACGCCTGATGTATGGTCGCAAGATGCAATTCTTCGCGATGTAACTAGGGCAACCATGACTAAAAGAGAGACTAAAGATGTTAATGAAATTCTTACGCAAATTGGGGTTCTTTTCAACCAAATCTCCGGAAGCACCCTCAGAGAGCTTGAAGCAAACAGAGAGCTTGCCCAGCACATCGAAACCTTCAACAACCTCTACGTCCGCAAAGGCCAAATCATCGGCAACGAAGTCGCGCACGCCGAAAAGCTCATCCGCTGGATCAAAGAAAGGTACAACAAAGAAGCCAGCAAGCGAAAAACGCAAGCCGGGAAGACCACGCAAAGACAAAAGCGAGACCAACTCCTCCAGTTCTTCTCGCTCAAAAACAAAGTCAACCTAGTTGATATATTCCGCCTTCAAAAATTAATTGTTCTTGCCAAATTAAAACTTATAAATAAACTTAATAGATTGCAAGCACTTGACACGTTCGTAAAAACGAACAAAGGGTTTAAAGTAACGGGTCAAGAGGGTTTTGTTGCAATTGATAAGTTAGGTGGTGATGCGGTCAAGATTGTTGATAGACTAGAATTCTCTTACAACAACTGGTCGCCCGATATTTTGAAGGGATGGGATAAACCAAACTAGGAGTTTCACATGAAGCTGTTGTCGTTCAAAGACTTCATGACTGTGGATTACACCCCCGGTCAACCGGAGCTAATTTCTTGGCAGGCACATAAACGTCATAGAGGACGTATAGGCGAAGACACTGCCAATGAAGCACTGAGCTTTACGCAACGTAGAGCTAAAGCCCGTCTGATGAAAAAGATTAAAGCTCGTCTTGCTATGGGAAAACGTAGGCAAGAGAAAAAACCCGCTGACGCTACCAGACTTAAAAAACGTGCAGACAAACAAGCACGTATGCAAATGTTCAAAAAACTAGCAAAAGGCAAATCAAGATCTGAAGTGCCTGCCGCTAGGAAAGCAGAAATTGAAAAACGTTTAGACAAGTGGAAACCTCGCATTGCAAAACTTGCGAGAAGACTGCTGCCTAAAGTTCGTAAGATGGATAAAGAACGTAGAAAAGGTAAGAGCGAAAAATAGTGTCTTTTTCAAGCTTTAAACAATATCTTGTTGAAGAGCAACGAGAAGTATTCTTCACCTTTGGAAGAATGAACCCACCAACTATCGGTCACGGTAAGTTGCTTAACGCCCTGGCTGTTAAAGCAGGCAGAACTCCCTACAAAGTTTTTCTATCCCAATCTCAAGACGCTAAAAAGAATCCTCTCAATTATACCGACAAAGTTAAGCACGTTCGTAAGATGTTCCCAAAACACGCTAGGAATATCATTCTCAACAAAAAAACTCGAACCGCTTTCGATGTGGTCGTTAGCCTGTATGATCAAGGGTTTAACAAAGTTACCATGGTTGTCGGTTCAGATCGAGTTATGGAATTTGAAGCTCTGTTGAACAAATACAATGGAGTTAAAGGCCGTCACGGTTTTTATGTTTTCGAAAAAATTACAGTATTATCTGCCGGGGAAAGAGATCCCGATGCTGAAGGCGTCGAAGGAATGAGCGCCAGCAAACAGCGTGAAAATGCAGCTAATAATGATTTCACAGCATTTTCACAAGGTGTGCCTAGCAATATGTCCAACAAGGACGCCAAGCGTTTGTTTAATGATGTTCGCACGGGAATGGGTCTCAAAGAAACTACACAATTTAAAAATCACGTCGAGCTAAAACCTGTATCAGATATTCGAGACAAATATATCAGCGGTGACTTGTTTGCCGAAGGAGATCGTGTTAAAATCAAGCAGACAAACAAGGAAGGTTATATCCATCGCCTCGGATCTAATTATGTTATTGTAGCATTAGACGAAGGTCGTATTTCTCGTCAATGGATTGACATGATCGAGAAGACTGATCGATGGTATAAGGATCAACCTGAATGGGGAACTCCGGAATCCACTAAACTAGCCAAGAAAAAAACTCCCGGCGAAGTTAAAGAAGATGAAGTTGCTGCTGTTCGTAGATCTATAGATCGAGAAGTAGCTCAAGACAAAATCAAGTTTGATCGTATGCTAGACAAAGCTCGATTAGCTCGCACTATTCGTAAAAATAGAGGATTGAGTTCCGCGTCAGAAGCTCACACAGACAAGATGAACGGTGTCAAATTTGATGCCAGAGATACGGTGACCTTCCGTAAAAGAAACACCGAATCTACTAAAAATCCTGTAGCGAAATACGCACACAAGTTTAACAAAGCCAAAGTAGAGCCGGACAAGAAGAAGGCAATCAAGAAAGGTTATGTTAAGCATAAAAAGGATATAAATAAATGAAAAGCTTTAAGGAAGCAACCGTAAAAGTCCCTATGGGGAAATTTAAGGACCTAGCAAAGACTATTGCTGTTGGAACTATCGAGAAATCTCCCAACTACAAAGTCTTTAAATTTTTAACCGCGATGGGGAAAAAAGTGCGATTAGAAAGAGATCCAAATTCAAGAACCGGCAGTAGAGTCGTAATTGAGAAGGCGGTTTCCAAGAGCCAACAAAGATTTATGGGTATGGTTCGAGCAGTGCAGAAAGGTGATATGAAAGCACCTTCGCCCGAAGTGGCCAAAGCTGCAAAGACCATGAAGAAAAAAGACGCAAAAGATTTTGCATCAACTAAACACAAAGGGTTACCCGAAATGAAAACATTTAAACAATTTCAAGAAGGCGTATCTTCTGCTGTCAAAACTGCCAAGAAAATGGGCGGTAATATGACTGGTGCAGTTAAGAAGATTGAAAAGCAAAAGAAGGGATTGAGTCAGAACCCGCGTGTTCAAAAGGCTCTTCAAAAAGCTAATGAAGGTGCAATGTCAAAAGATAAAGAGAAGCACGATACTGGTGGTTTTCGCATTTCTAATGCTGCTGCCAAAGCAGCACGTGATCGTATTGCTAAAAAACACGGGTTGAAGAAATAATGAAATCGTTTTTTACCCTAAGAGAAAATACACAGGTAACCGAAGCGGTTAGGGTATCTCGTAAAGACTTTGACAAGTTGAAGAAAGGTTCCATGATCACAATCGATTATGGTTCTGGTATTAGAGGTAGCACTAAACGTACCTTCATGGTGAAAGGTAAGTCGCGCAGTGCAAAGTACAACGTTGATAAAGTCAATATGGTTGACCCCAACAAGCCCGGTGGAATGACGTTTCATCTTTATAGTCGAAATGGAGAGGACGCAACCCTCGCATTGGGTGATATGGGAGCGACTATCAACTCGTACAGCATCAAAGAGTCCGTCGAACTTGAAGAAAAAGATGTTAAAGTACCTTTAGAACTTTTGAAACTTTATAATAAAGGTATGGCTTTACCTGCGGGGTCAATTGAACATAAAAAAGTTATGAAACAAATTGATGACATGCGAAAAAAACTTGGTATGAAAGAAGAGGTCGAACTTGATGAAATGTCACGTGAAGATAAGATTAAACAAACTATAAAAATTATGAAGAAGTATCCTGCAAACAAAGGTAAATCAGAACGAGAATTGAGAAAGGGTGCTATTGCTTATCTTGACCAGAAAAAAGAGTCCGTCGAACTTGATGAGAATCAAACAGCATTCACTCGCAAAGAACTTGAAGCAGGTAACATTACCATTCGCAAAGATAAGAATGGATGGCGATATCTGGTTAACAAGTCTAAGGGTGGGGCTATGGGACCGTATCGTACTGATATACAAGTTAGAACCGCAATTATGAAGATTCAGAAAGAGTCAGTAGAAGAAAAAAGAGATGCTGGTAAGTCTGCGACTGGATATGACATCTATCACGATACGTATGCTGCGGCAATGCAACACGCATATGCTCACGCTAAGAAGAAGCATGGCGTAACCGTTCGTCCTAGTGAGATTGACGATAAGGTTGCAATGGGTCCAAAGAAACCTTCAAGTGGTAAAACTGTATCCCACATTCTCAAAACAGACAAGAAACAGAACCTTCACGTTCAGGTATACAACACTGGCCGCAAGTATGAGTTGAATATGTACGTTGAGTCGGTCAACGAAGCACCAAAAGTTCCTGATGGTATGAAGTTTCTTGGTGCTTATGAATATAAGGATGCGAATGGTAAATATCACAGTCACCGTCACTATAGTAAAGGCGGGAAGATGACTTCTCCAGTTGTTGTATACATTGACGATAAAGAGTGGGAAACCTTTCAATCATTTACCAAAGCAAGAAAAGCAGCTATTAACCACATCAAGGGTATGAAGGAGTCAGTCGAAGAAGCAAAAGTTCGTGGTGCTGATGCTTACGATAAGACCTTTGCTAATCGTAAGCAAGCAGATAAGTTTGCTCGTGAAATGGGTGGTCGTGTCAAGCAGGTCGGTAGAGTCTTTTATGTTTTCAAAGAAGATGTTGATGAAGCAACTATCCTGAGAACCAAGACTACCCGAAAGCAGTCCGATGCGTCTAAAAAGAAAGACAAGGAGAAAGCAGTGAAGACCTTCCAAGACATTAGAAAGGGTAAGTATCCCGGTGTCAAGATTGGTGAAGAAACACTTGATGAAGCATCTATTCAGGACATTCAAGGTATTCTTGCCACCATCGCTAAGTCACAGAACATGAACCAAGCGGTTCAGATGGTAGTAAAGAAGTACAAGGTTGACCAAGGCAAAGCAAAAGCAATGGTCAAGAAAGCAATTGATTCTGGCGTTACTTACGACAAGATCAAGAAGAAGTATGCAAAATGAAATCGTTTAAGACTTTTGAAGCAACTTATCAAGGAAAGAAAGTGCCTCTTAACAAGCCTATGCCGGGTGATGTTAAGAAATCAAAAGTCTATGTCGATCCCGATGGGGACGGCAAAGCGCAGAAAGTTAATTTTGGTGATAAGAACATGACCATCAAAAAGAACATTCCGGCTCGTCGTAAGAGTTTTCGTGCTCGCCACAACTGCGATAATCCGGGGCCGAAGGATAAAGCAAGATACTGGTCTTGCAAGGCTTGGTAAGGAGAAGCGCATCGTGGCAGAAAGTCAAGCGGAAAGGCTGGGTAGAATTGAGGAAAAAATTGATTCTATTGTAGGAAAGGTTAGCGATTTAGCAACGACTCAAGCGGTGATTCATACGAAAGTGGAAGCACTGGAGATTCGCCGCGAAGAAATGCACGAGAGATCTAACAAGATTTCTCAGCGTATGGATGATATGCAAGAAGGTATCCAAACGCTTCATGTTCAAGTTGGTTTTTCCAACAAGATCATGTGGGGTATTGGCGCTGCTGTAGTAGTAGCATTTGTAAATGAAATTTTTCTAAAACTAATTTAGGACAGGAACAATGAACAAAGAAGTAATTAACAAAATTGCAGCGGCTTGGCAGGAAGTCGTTAGCGAGAAAAAGAAATTGGATCCTGTCGGTAAAGAAGATGATGATATCGATAATGATGGCGATGTAGATAAATCTGATTCGTATCTTCACAATCGTCGTAAGACAATCAAGAAGGCTATGAAAAAAGAAGCCGCTGATCTTGATCAAGGTGAAGTTGAAAAGGCTCTACGCCACGATTGTGCTACTCACGTTACGTCTGAGCAATGGGGCTACGGTGAATGTATTTCTGGCCAACATACACTCGAAGAGCAAGAAGACGGTACTGCCATCGTCACGCACTACGATGTGATGTTTGAACACGGGATTGAATTCGATGTGCCCGTTTCAGAATTGACCGTTATGGCTGAGAAGTCACATCTTCACGCTGCTAAGAAGCACAAGGTCCAAGAAGACGATGATCCTTGCTGGGATTCTCATAAGATGGTAGGCACCAAAAAGAAAGGTGGCAAAACCGTCCCTAATTGTGTGCCCAAAGAAGAAGTAGAACATGAAGAAGAAGTTGTCGCAGAAGCAACCGTAGCAGAAGTTAGCGATAATGTTGAAAAAACATATATCGAGAAAATTGCTGAGCAGATGCGCGGTGTTTTTCAAATGTGGGAAAAAGCTACTCCTGGAATTTCTGGCAAATACCAGGAAAAAATGAAAGACATGTATAAAGGTAAAGGTGCTCAAGATATGGCTAAAGATAATCACATCGATAGCCCCAAGCACGCTGATGTTACTGATGTAACTACCGGACACGATGATGTTTCTTCTGCTGGTCGAGTAACTAAAGCTGCACCCGCTCGTGGTGCTGCAGATAATCTTTCAAATGGCGATAAGAAAATCGTCAAAGGAGGCAAATAATGGCTATTAAAGCACCCAAATG